CTGCCCGCTCCACCTGCTCCCCCCACTCCTCTCCCGCCACAAAACACAGATCATACAGCCTGACTGCCGAAACCTCGCGCCCGCAGGTCAGCCGCTTCAGCACCTCCGGCGCTAGGTAGGCCAGCCGCAGTTGGCGACTGACATGCCGTTCCGCCAGCCCGACTGCCTCTGCGAGTTCCTGGATCGTGGCAAACTCACCGGCCTCCATGCGCCTCCGCCATCCCCATGCGCGGCCGATGGCACGCAGGATGTGCGGATCCTGTGTTTGATCCTCGCTGGGTCGGTAGTTGGCAGGCGGCAGGATCTTCGGCCGCCCGTTCTTCTTGCGCACCTTCAGCGGGATCAGGACGCGGATCGTGTCGTCTGGCTTGGTCATTCTGCAGACTCCATCTGACGCGGCGCGACCATCTCACGGACGACGCCCGCGATCCCCTCGCGCCGAATGTCGACCTCGAGCCCGGCGGCGGTGACCGTGATGCGCCGCACCAGAAGCCGGATGATGCGGGCCTGTTCAGCTGGGAAGAGTTGCGACCAGAGGGCCTTGAACTCGTGCAGAGCGGCGATGGCGTCTGCCTCCGATGCCCCACCGCCGTCGCGTTTCAGGGCCGCCAACACCTGCGTGACGACCTCTGGTGTTTGCAGGATGCGCCGCACTTCGATCACGACTGCGTCCTCGACCATTCCGGCGGCGAGCCGCATCGGCGCGGACTCCTCGCCGGTCTCGCGATTCCGGATCACGTCCATGGACACATAGTAGCGGTAGAGCTTGGCCCCCTTCTTCGTGCTGGTTGGTGTCATGGCGGCACCATTTTCGCTGAAGATCAGCCCCTTCAAGAGCGCTGGCGTTTGTGCGCGGCTGTTGTTGGCCCGCTTGCGGGGGCTTTCCTGAAGGATGGCATGCGCGCTGCCCCAAAGGTCCGCGTCAACGATGGCATCGTGCTCTCCGGGATAGGCCTTCCCCTTGTGCAGGGCTTCGCCCCGATACACGCGGTTGTTCAGCAGCCGGTAAAGGTAGCCTTTGTCGATCAGCGTGCCCTGCTTGCTGCGGAAGCCTTCGCCACGCAGTTCGCGCGCCAGGACGGTGGCGGAGCCCAGATCAATGAACCGCTGGAAGATCCGCCGCACGTTGGCGGCTTCGACCTCGTTCACCACCAGCTTGCGGTCCTGTACATCGTAGCCGAGGGGCACATATGCCAGCGGCACGACCCGCGTCAGCTATGACGGCAAATCGGTCGACTACGGCTCGGCCGAAGACCTGCTCGCCCGCATCCGGACCGTCGAGCGCGCCATCGCGGGGACCACACGACCGCTGCCGGTGGCCGGGCTTGCGGGCTTCTCGCGCGGGGATCGGTGATGTCGGCGACCTGGTTCGATCATGCCATCGCCACGGTGGCGCCGCGGATGGCGGCCCGCCGCGTGATGGCGCGTCAGGCCTTCGAGACCCTGACGCGCGGATATGACGGCGCGGCGCGCGGGCGGCGCACGGAGGGCTGGCGCGCGCCGGGATCCTCCGCCGATACTGAGATCGGCGTTGCCGGGGCGCTCTTGCGCGACCGGATGCGCGATCTGGTGCGCAACAACCCGCACGCGGCGAAGGCTGTGGCGGTGCTTGTGAACAACATCATCGGCGCGGGGATCATGCCGCGCGCCGCGAGCGGCGACGACAAGCTCGACCGCAAGGTCGATGCGCTGTTCGAGCGCTGGACGGCGGAGTGCGACGCCGACGGCCAACTCGACTTCTACGGACTGCAGACGCTGATCTGCCGCGAGATGGTCGAGGCGGGCGAGGTCCTGGTGCGCCGCCGCCTGCGTCGCGCAAGCGACGGTCTGCCGGTGCCGCTGCAATTGCAGGTGCTGGAGGCCGACTTCCTCGACGCCACGAAATCCGGCGCCCTCGGCGCGGGCCGCCTCGTGCAGGGGATCGAGTTCGACCCGGTCGGCAAGCGCCGGGCCTACTGGCTGCACGCGGAGCACCCGGGCGACGCCTATGGGGCCTTGCAGAACGGCCTGCAGAGCCGCCCGGTGCCAGCGAGCGAGATCGCCCATGTCTACGAGAAGCAGCGCACGCAGGCCGAGGCCCTGCGCGCGACGATGGCCGGTGTGGCGGAAGCGGCGACAGCACCGCTCGAGTCCATTGCCTCCTTGCGCGAAGCGGTGACGGGTAGCGGTCTGGACGCGGAGGCCGCGCTGAACGGCGCGCGCACAGCCGCCGACGGGCTGGGGGAGTCGCTTGATGCCACCGGTGAAGCCGCCGGGCGCGCGGGTGGTGCCGGTCGCGGTGCCGGTCAGGCGCTGCGCGAGGCGGCCGACACGGCACGTGGTGCCTGGGAGGCTACCGCCGAGGCGGTACGCGCGGCACAGGAACGTTCCCGCGAGATCGCCCAAGGTCTGGCGCAGGACATCGTCGGTCCGATCAAGGAAGCGCTGCAGTCCGGCGAGTTCACTTGGGAGACCTTCGCCAGCGCCATCTCGCGTATCGCGCAGAACCTCGCGAACCGGCTGATCGAGCTGGCCTTCAAGCCGATCGAGAATGCGCTGATGCGCGCCTTCTCGGGCATGGGCGGCGGGGGCGGGTTCTTCGCGAGCCTCTTCGGCTTCGCGCGCGGCGGTGCCTTCGCGGGTGGCCACGAACTGACCGCTTTCGCGCGCGGCGGCGTAGTGAACCACCCGACGGTGTTCCCGTTCTCGCGGGGCATCGGGCTGATGGGCGAGGCCGGGCCCGAGGCGATCCTGCCGCTCCGGCGCGGTCGCGACGGGCGGCTCGGGGTCGAGATGAACAGCGCGCCCACCCAACCCGCGCAGGACATGTCGACGCGCATCATCAACGTCCTCGACCCTTCGGTGGTCGGCGACTACCTCGCGACGCCCTCGGGCGAGCGGGTGATCCTGAATGTGATCCGCCGCAACCGGAGTGCGCTGAATGCCTGAACTGCCACTCTGGTCCTTCCCGGCGGCGCAGGAGATCACCGAGGTGCTGGAGTGGCGCACCGATGTGCTGCAGGCGCGCGCGGGTCAACAACGCATCGCCCTCCGCCCGCGCCCACGCGAGATCGTTACCCTCCGGCACAGGCTCGACGGGCTCGGAATGGCCCGGGTGGCGGAACTGGCCCGCGCCGGGTTCGCCGGAGACTGGCATGTTCCGCTCTGGCACATGGCGCTGCAGCCCGACGCCGAGCTTGTGCAAGGCGCGGCGGAGATCCTGCTCGACACCGGCGTGGCGGATTTCCGGAGCGGCGAAATGGCGGCGATTGCGGTGGATGGCCGTGAGGCGGCGGCAGTGGCCATCGCCAGCGTTCGGTCCGACCGGCTGATCCTGGCGGAACCACTGGTGCTGCAACTGCTCAGTCCAACGGTTGCCGCGCGGCGCATCACGGTCGCGCCGATCCGCGCAGGGATCCTCACCTCCCCCGTGGAGATCGCGCGCCGCAGGCAGGCCGATGGCACGGTCAACGTCGTCTGGGCAGGCGATTTGAAGGTGGACCCGATCAAGAAGAAAGGTGGCAAGAAGTGACGCGTGTGACGATCCAGGACCTGCGCGATGCGCGCTATTGCCTCGCGGGCGTGCGGCCATGGTTTCGTCGCCACGGGCTCGACTGGCAGGCGTTTCTCGACAGCGGCATCGAAGCCGACCGGCTGCGCGCAACCGGGGATGCGCTGGTGGAGCCGGTGATCACGATCGCCGAGCAGCGGGAGGCATGCGATGGGCGGGCGTAGCAAGGCGCAGACCGTTGGCTTCCGCTATTCGCTGGGGATGCATCTGGCGCTCTGCCATGGGCCGATCGATGCCATTCGCGAGATCCTCGTTGACCGCCGCACCGCATGGTCTGTTACGACTGGCGGCGGCGTTTCGGGTGGCGGCGCGGCCGTGGAGACGCGGATCGGCACGGTTGCAGGCATGGCGGCAACTGCGGCGCTGGCGGGCGACACGGGCGCCACGATCACCTTTCCGGGGACGCGCGCCGGGGTGCGCATCGGCCGGGACTACCGGCTGCAATTGGCGAATGGCACGAGCCAGACGATCACGCTGCGCGGTGTCAGTTTCAACGCCACTACAAATGTGACCGCCTGGTCCGTCCTGCCCGAGGCGCTGAGTTTTCCGGCGCAAGCGGTCGAGGTGTTCGAGGCGACCAGCGCCGCCAACAATACCGGTGCCGGTGGCGGGCGCATCCGCATCGACAAGCCCGACCTCTTCGGCGGCGAGAGCCGCGAGGGGGGCATTCGCGGTGATGTGGATGTGCTGATGGGCGGGCCGGGCCAAGGGCAGAACGACTATCTGGCAGCAGCCATGAATGGCGACGTGCCCGGTTATCGCGGGCTTTGCAGCCTGGTGCTTCGGCAGGTCTATCTCGGCATCAATCCGTATCTGAAGCCTTGGGCGGTGCGCGTGACCCGCGTGCTGACCGGCGAGGCAGGGGCGGCGCAATGGTATCCCGAGAAGGCCGCCATCGTGCCCGAGGCCAATATCTCGGACGCGGCGATCTACATCGCGCTCGATGTCTCGGGCTCGATGTCGGGCACGCGCATGGCGGCCCAGAAGGCGGGCGTTGCGGCGCTGATCCGCGAGATCGGCGCCAGCGTCGATCCCGACCGCCCGAACGACATCCGCATCGTGCTCTGGAACGCGGGCGTTGCAGGCGCGACCCTTCGCCGCGACATGGGCCCGGACGATTATGCCGCGCTTGAGGCCTGGATGCTGGCGCTCTCGAACAGCACCTCGGGCGGCACCAGCTTTGACGCCGCCTTCTCGCAGGCGGGTGCCTTCTTCGCCGGTGGCGGGTCCAAGCGGCGGATCGTGATCTTCGTGACCGACGGCGAGCCATCGCCGGTCTCCTCGGTCGATGCGGCGCTGGCGATCATCCGCACCCTGCCGCCGGCCGACATCTTCGGCTTCAACATCGCGCTCGCCAACACGACCTCTACCGCGCGCATCGACAACACGCCGGTGGACGGCGTGCCGGTGATCCCGGCCGGCAACAGCCAGGCGCTGGTCGCCTCCCTGCGCGGGGCCTTCGGCAACGGCCCGGACATGAACCCGGCCCATATCATCCGGGAGTGCCTGACAAACCGCGACTGGGGTCTGGGCTATTCCACCGTCGAGATTGGGGCCAGCTTCACCGCTGCCGCGGATACGCTCTACACCGAGGGGTTCGGCCTGTCGCTGATCTGGCAGCAGGACAGCTCCATCGAGGAGTTCATCGGCAGCGTTCTCGACCATATCGACGCGACGCTCTTCATCGACCGGCGCACTGGCCTCTGGGAGTTGCGGCTCATCCGGGCCGACTACACGGCCGCAACACTGCCGCTCTTCGACGAGACCAATGTCGTGGATTGGGGCCGCCTCGGGCGCCGCGCGCCGTCGGACCTGGTGAACAGCGTGACCGTGCGTTTCACCAATGCCTGGACCGATGACACCGGCGCTGTCAGCGTGACCGACACTGCCCGGGTGCAGGCCATGGGCGAGGTGATCGCCACCACGCTGGATTATCCGGGCATCCGTTACCAAGGCCTCGCCATGCGCGTCGCCGAGCGGGACCTGCGGGCGCTCTCGGTACCGCTGCTCACGGGCGAGATCGTGGTGAACCGCGAGGGCGCGGGTCTCGGTCCTGGCGACGTGATCCGGCTTCGTTCGTCCCGCCTCGGGCTCGACGATGTTGTCATGCGCATTTCCGAGATCGGCCAGGGTGACGGGCGCGACAACGGCATCCGGCTGAAGCTCGCCGAGGACGTCTTTGCGCTGGGAGCCACCGCCATCGCCGGAGGGCGCATGCCGACGGGGACCGGAGTTGCCGCGCCGCCTCGGGCGCTGATCCGACGTATGGTCGAGGAGGCCCCGTACTGGCTGCTCGTCCGCGAGCTGGGTCACAGCGAGGCCGATCGCATCCTGTCGGAGGATCCAGATGCGGGCGCATTGGTGGCCATCGGCGAACGTCCCAGCGCCGATGCGCTGGCGGCGGAACTCTGGATCGACCCCGGCACCGGCCCTGCGCAGGAGGGTGTGGTTGCCTTCGCACCCACGGCGCTGCTCGCTGCTGACGTGACCGATAGCCCGGAGGCGCGCGTTCTCCCGGTCACCGGCTGGCGCGACATCGGTGAGGTCGGCATCGGCACGCTGGCCAGCATCGGCGGCGAACTGGTGCGCGTCGACGGGATCACCTCTACGGCCATCACCGTGGGCCGGGGATGCCTCGATACCGTGCCGCGTACGCACGCCGCAGATACGCCGGTGATCTTCTTCGACGAAGGCGCACGGATTACCGAGGACAGCTGGGCGGCAGGCGAGACTCTGGCGGTCCGGCTGCTGCCGGAGACCGGGCGCGGCACGCTCGCCTTCGCGCTGGCGCCCGAGGACAGCGTGACACTGGACCGCCGCGCCATCCGGCCCCTGCCGCCCGGCCGGGTGCAGGCCAACAGCAGCTACGCGCCGGACGTCGATGCGCTGATCGCCGATGATCTGGTGCTGACCTGGACCCACCGCGACCGGCTGACCCAGACCAGCCCCGTGATCGTCGATCACACCGGCGCCTCCATCGGGCCGGAGCCGGGCGTCGGCTACGCCATCGAGGTGCGATGGATCGACCCCGACACGGGCGCACCGCTCATGCCGCCCGGCATCGTGATCGACGCGGGCATGGGAACAAGCTGGACGCTGTCGCCTGAGGAAATCCCCGAGACCGGCGCACCGGAGCGGACGGCCGAGATCGACCTCGCCGTGCGGTCGAGTCGTCTGGTCGGCGGCACTTGGATCACCGACCGCGAGGCGCGCCGGTTCCGTCTGACGGCACCCTTCGCCGCCGGCTGGGATCGCGGCTGGGGCTTCCTCTGGGGCACCTGAGCCCCGCCGACACATGCACAATGAGAAGCGAGACCAAGCATGCCCGAACGGATCATGCCGGGACTGGGGCTGCGTGCCTTCTATGATTCCGGCCAGCGCAACTGGGGCACCAGCCTCAGCGAAGACCTGCGCCGCCTCTCGGCCCTCGTGCAGGCGCACGCCACATCGCGGACCGCAGCACTTCCTGCGACCGGCACCGCAGGCCAGATCGCCATAGTGCCCGCCGCGGCAGGCGCCAATGCCAATGCGCTCGCGCTCTGGGACCAGTCGCCAGCCGGGGTGGCTGCATGGGTCTACCTGACCCCCGAGGAGGGCTGGCAGGTCTGGATCGCGGATGAAGCGCGGCATGTCCGTTTCACCGCGGGAGCATGGGTCGAGGTGCCACGACCCGGTGTCGTGAGGATCAGCACGCTGACGGCGACCAGCCACACGCTGGAAGCCGTCGATCTGGGCAGCATCCTCGAGACGACCGGCTCCTCGGCCGTCACGGTGACGATCCCGGTCGAGGCGACCGTGCCCTTCGAGATCGGCACGCTCATCAATGTGACGCAGGTCGGCGCCGGGATCGCCACGATCGCCGCCGCGCCAGGCGTGTCGCTCAATGGCGTCACCGGAGGCTCCGTCGCCCTCGATGGCCAATGGTCAGGCGCCGCCCTCGTCAAGCGCGGGGCAGATGCCTGGGTCATTCAGGGCGCGCTGGCGGGAGCCGTCGCATGAGACAGCCTGTGTCAACCCATAGTGACGGCGGCGGGATGTGTGACTGGATTGTATGGTTTTCGGTCCTGCCACGCGCGCCAGAGAACGCGAAGCCATGCGCGGCCGAGGATGCGTATGGCGTGTGGGTGCCTGCATCCTCGGCCGCGGGCGCGTTGATAGAGATCCGCAGCCCAAGCCGAGGGGAACGAGGATAGCGACGAGGGCGCGAACCATCTCGCCACCGGCCGCCGTTTCGGTGGAGCCAGCGTGGCTCTGTGGCGCTGCGCGCAGGCGGGCGAGCAGTTCATCGGGGCTGCGACGCCCGCTGTAGCGGTGCTGCGCAAGGAAACTCGCCAAGCGGCGAACCCCAAGCCGCGCGGCGCTGCACGGTGTTGGGTAGCGTTCGAGAAAGGCCAGCGCGATGGGGCTGTCGATGTCAGCGAATGTCAGGGCCGCCCCAGGCCAGAAGCGCTCCAGCAGGCTTCTGAGTTGGTTGGCGAGCTGGACGCGGGTGGCGACAAGGTCGTCACGACCGCGGGTCAGGGAGCGCAGCGCGTCGGAAGGCGGCGTGAGGGGCCGGAATCGATGCCCATCGGTGCGCAGCAGATCGGCCAGCAGATAGGCGTCGCCGCGATCATCCTTGGCCCCCGAGGCGCGGTAACGCGGGCGCGAGGCCTTCACGGCGTTGGGGTGGATCGGGATCACGGGATGCCCGGCCGCGACCAGTGCATCGACGATCAACCCCGAAGGCCGTTCGACAGCGACGGGAAGATCGCCAGGCGCTCCGTGCCGGGCCAGCCTGCGCGCCATGTCGCGCAAGCCGCCTGCGTCGTGGCGCGCCTCGAAACGGTCGACCACCGCGCCACTGCCACGGTCAAGGACGCAGACGGCATGCGCCGCGCCGCCCCAGTCAAGTCCGATCACGAAAGTCATGGGACGATCCCTCCCTCCTGCGTTACATTCGCTCCGGCCGGGAGGACCTGCGGGAAGCTCATTGTTCGGCGCTCTGGGGGCCAGCCCACGGCGCATCAGCCTGTCGCCCGTTTCGTCC